GCAACGGCGGGCAAACTCATTGGCCCGACCACTGGCGGCACTGTGACCCAGGCCACCAACAAAACAACCGGCGTGACGCTCAACGCTGCATCCGGTCAAATCACCATGAACGGCGCTGAGCTTGCTGCTGGCGCTGAAGCCACTTTCGCTGTGACTAACAGCGAGGTGGCAGCCACCGATGTTGTTGTTGCTGTTCACGGCTCCGCCGGAACTGCTGGCAGCTATCTGGTGCAGGCAAACACAATGGCGGCTGGCAGCTTCAAGCTGACTGTCTCCAACGTGTCTGCTGGCTCTCTGTCAGAGGCCATCGTCATCAACTTTGTTGCGCTTAAGGGCGCTTCTAGCTGATGGCTTTGTTCGCTTTCAAGCGACTGCGGGAACAGAAGGCTGCTGCGGAAGCGGCGGCCTCTGCCCCTGCTAAGACTGAACCTAAGACCACCACCCGCAAGGCCAATGGCAGTAACAATCGTCGCAACAGCGGGCGGGGCAAGCTCCAACAGCTACATGACGCTGGCGGAAGCTGACGCTTACGTCGAAGCCATGGTGCTGGGCACTGACGCTGCCAAGTGGAGCACCGGCAATGATGACAGCCGCAATCGTGCGCTGACAGCTGCCACACAGCGGCTAGACCGGGAAAGATTTCTAGGGGCCAAGGCAACTGATACGCAGGCGCTGGAGTGGCCGCGTACAGGTGTCAGAAAGCCATCGACCTATATCAATACTTACGCGACCGGGTTCCCGTTCCGCATTGCCGACGATTTCTTCACTGATACAGAGATCCCGTCGCAGATTAAGCACGCTCAGATTGAGCTAGCGGTCTACCTACACAGCAACAAAGACGGCATCAGCCTGGGCGGTCTTGAGGACTTCAAGAGCATCCAAGTGGGCAGCATTTCGGTTGTTCCTGATAAGACCGGCTCCGTGGGTGCTGATCGCGTGCCGCCCATGTTTGAAAGGTATCTGCACAGCCTTAGAATCAGTGGACCAGGCAACATCGCTGTAAAACGGAGCTGATCCAATGCACATGGGCTGCCAAGGTGAATCAATCACCGGAACAGATGCAAGAACTGGACGCTTTGGGGCGATTCAGTTCAAAGAAGACACGGTGATCAATGCAATCACTGCTGATAGCTATACGGGCGACTCCCTGGACGGTGAAACCTTTGTGGCCCGTACCGTTATCTACGGCGTGTTTACCAGCATCCAGCTAACCAGCGGTGCTGCTATCGCTTACAAGCTCTAATGGCTCTTGGTGACATCCTGGCGGCAAAGCTGGCCCCGATCATCGGGGGAACGGTTCTTGGCGGTGATGTCACAATTCGCTTTGTGAGTGGCGGCAGCTACAACGCCACGACAGGCACGGTGACGGAGACCGAATCCGACACGGCGATCAAGGGCGTTGTCAGTGAAGTAGCCCTGCGAGAGGCCAATGAGCTGATTCAAGCGGGCGACAAAAAGCTAACTATTTCAGCGGCAGATGTGGCCAGCGCACCGGAGACGAAGGACCGGGTGGTGATCAGCAGCATCGTCTATCAGATCGTCCAGGTGGACAAGCAAGAGCTGAACGGCGTGGACATCGCCTACGACCTTTACCTGAGGGCCTAACGATGGCGGGTTTCCGTGAGCTTGGCTTTGACGACGTTGAGGATTATCTAAACCAGCTGGGGAACCAATTTGCTCAGCAGACGGTCTTTGAGGCAGACGAAAGAATAAAAATTGCTACGCCTTCGACAAGCGGCAGGCTTAGGGCTAGTTGGCAGATTGGGGAAAACGCAATCAGTCAGGCTTCAGAAGCCCCCGGCGAGTATCCAGAAGCGCAGGGCCAAAACATCCCAGAACCTAAAGGCATCAACTATCAGCCGGGCACTGAGACGATTGGCAACGTCTACAACATTCACAACGCTGTCGAATACGCCGAGCCGGTCTGTATGGGAACCGGCCTGCCACCTTCATGGGGCGGCACTTTTAGGACCAAACAGGGCACAGTCCCAGGCTTTCCTGAGATCATCACTAAAGAATTACAGGTTGATTCGCAGAAGCGTTTTAACGATGCTGTGGAGCAAGCACGCAGAGGAGGCATCATCTAATGGCAGCCGCAGACATCAATTCAGTGCGGGCCACCATTGAAGGACGACTTGCCACTGAGTTGGCGAACAGCCCTGCCATCCCGGTGGTGTTTCACAACATGGCGTTTGAGCCCACCCCAAACAGCTCCTGGGTTCAATGCCTAACCACCTTTGGGGCCAATCAATACCTGAGCCACGGTCTGACAACTAACTCCCAGAATCGAATCGTCGGCCTAGCCGTGTTCAATATCTTCAGCGGTAAAGGCGTTGGCCCTGGGGCAAACTTGGTGATTGGAAAACGAATTCGAGACCTTTACAATAGGGTTATCGTGTCGGGGGTCTTCTTCGACGCTCCCAATGGCCCAGAGGTGCTGGCCTCGCCAGAGCCCGAAGGCTATTTTCAAACTCAGGTCCGTGTGACCTTTGAATTCATCGAGGAACTCTGACCATGGCCGTCCTTCGCGGAGAACAAGGCGCAGTTCAATTTGACGCCGCCGGTTCAAGCAATGCCACCATCGTGGGCACTCGCAGTTGGTCCCTTTCGACCACAAAAGAAACTCTGGATGTCTCCAAGCATGGCGACACCTTCCGCAGTTTTGTTGGCAGCATGATCAGCGGCTCCGGCACTGTCGAGCTGGTCTATGACCCCGACGCAACCGGCCAGGCTGCTTTTCTTGAGGACGTGCTGACCGCTGCGGACCCCGCAGATGCCACGTTTGAACTGTTCACCACTGGCACCACTTCGGGCAGTGACTCTGTGAGCTTTGCTGGAATCATCACCGACATGGAGATCACTTCTACTGTTGGTGAAATTGACATTGTGTCTTGCAATTTCATCACCAGCGGCGCCATCACCGGCAACCTTCAGTGATAAGGCTATAGTTTGAACGTATTGTTCAAGCTATTAGATGCCTGCTTCTCAACGATTTGTGGATGAGCTGGTTGGGGCGTTTGACCTTAACCAGCGCCGCAAATTTGAAATGAAGTTGCCATCAGGCAAAACTTGTGACCTGTACTTCAGGCCAATCACGCGGGCGGATCGCAAGAAAGCACAGCAGTTGGCTGGCACTCAAGAAGCCCTAGACATCTCCACCCAAATGCTTTGCCAAATGGCTGAGCTGGAAGATGGGAGCAAAGCGTTCGCCGCTGCAGATGTGGCCAAGTTGCAACGTGGGTTGCCTGAGTCTGTACTGAACGACCTGGAGCTGTTCTTGTTTGGATTGGCCGATGACGCTGATCTCGAAGACGCAAAAAACGACTGAAGCAGGACAGCTGGACTTATTTTGAGTTCTTCCTGGCCTGCGAATTAGGCATGACTGTAAGCAGGCTCCGTAACGAGTTGACCGATGCGGAGCTTATTCACTTTGCGGCCTACCACGAGCTGAAGGCCGAAAAAGAACAGAAGGCAATGGATCGCGCCAAACTGCAGCGGCGGTAAGCTGGGATGAGTTAACTGGCTGCGGTGGCTACTACTGTCCTTACAGCCAAGTTTGATTTTTCTCAGCCGAAGTCTGCGGCCAAGCAGACAGCGGCGCAGATGGATCAGCTGAAAAATAAGGCCAAGGGAGCGCAGGGGCAGTTAGATGGTGCGGCCAAGTCTGCTAAGGGCGCAGGTATTGCATCTGCATTTCTAGGCAAGGCATCAAAAGGCGCGGTCCCTGGTGTCGCGGCCCTGGGCACTGCCCTGAAAGCAGCTTTGGGGCCCATCGCCTTGCTGACATCAGCGGCGGGCGTGCTCACCTCTGCCTTCTCGACATTGGCGCAGCAGGACTTTGCTGAGGCAAAAGTCCGCACGCTTGGTGTTGACAGTGAAAAACTGACAAAGCAGCTTGCTGGCGTCAGCCGTGAGTTGGCAGGTCAGGCCAGTGTTACTGAGCTAACCGCTGCCGCTTATGACGTGGCCTCTGCTGGCTTTAACGATGCAGCTTCTGCCTCTCAAGTGCTGAAGGCTTCGAGTTTGGCGGCTACTGGTGGATTCTCTGATCTAAACACCGTGGCAGACGCCACAACGTCAGTTCTCAATGCTTACGGCCTAGGGGCAGAAGAAGCCTCGCGCATCACTGACCAGTTCATTCAGACGCAAAACGACGGCAAGATCGTTATCGGCCAATATGCGGCCAACATTGCCAAGGTCGCTCCGGTCGCATCAGCCTTAGGGATTGGCCTAGATGAAGTAAACGCCGCAGTGGCTCAGATCACTGGCACAGGTACTGGGGCAGAGGTCACGTTTACAGCACTGAAAACAGCATTTGCCCAGCTGGCGTCAGGCGGTGTCGGAGAAAAGCTGAAGGAGTTTGGGGTCAATATCGACGCCAACACCATCGCGGCTGATGGCTTTATTGGTACGCTTGAGAAAATCAAGAATTCTGGCGCTGATACTGGCGCAATTCTTAAGGCCTTTGGCACAGAAGCTGGCCCGGTCTTGCAGCCTCTGCTTAATGACTTTGACAAGCTCAACAGACTATTAGAGAACCAGCGCAACGCTCAGGGCGCGGCAGCAAAAGCAGCGTTTGAGGCAAGCGACACTATCAACGGTGCCCTCAAGCGTCTGCAGACGGCGTTTACGAATGTCTTTGCTGATGGTTCAGAGCTTGGCTTGTTGTTAAAAGGCACATTCCAGGTGGCTGCGGTCACTGTTGAAGCTCTTGGCGCTGTTTTCAAATTAGTGCTAGCCCCGGTTCGTGGAATTATTGATGGCGTAAAAAACATCGCCAAAGCCTTCTCGCCTCTTGATGAAGGTGTAAACATCGCTTTTGAGCTTGAAAAGGCGTGGCAAAGTGTTTTAGGCGCTATTGATACTTTGACCAACGGCGTTACCGCTTTCTTTTCAGTGTTTACGCAAACAATTCCAGAGCTTATCGGCGTGGTCGTTGATTTTGGCAAAAATATCAATGACGCTTTAGGCAATCCAGTAGGACGTTTGATTGAGCTTTATGGGCAATGGGCAAATTTTGTTTTTGGAGTATTTGGCCAAATTGCAGAAGCTGCAAGTAGCTTCTTTACTGGATTTGTTGGTGGAGCAGGCCAAGCAGTTTCCCAGGTTGTTGATTTTTTTGGTGGCCTATTTACGCAACTTGCTGAAATAATTAAAAATTTTGAAGACTTTCTCCCTGGCTGGCTTAGAGATTCGCTTTCCGGGGCAACCGGGGCAGCAAAAAATGTTGTCAACGCCATTGGTACTGCGGTAAGTAGTGTAAAAGAAATTGTAAAAGCAGTACCAGAAAAAATTGCTACAACCTTTACAGCAGAAGCCGTTGCAGCTAAATCAAAGGAAACTGCTGCAGCTGCTAACGCAATCCAGCAAACAGGCGGGACGCTTGCAAATCCTGCTGGCACGCAGCCAGCCGCTAAAGAAACGCCCCTGCAAAAGCAGCAAAAGGCAGCCGCAAAACTTTTGGAAACACTCAAGCAAAAAGGTCAGTTAGAGGCTGCCGCCACTGATCAAGCCAGAGAAGAACTTGAACTCGAATTTGCCAAGCTTGATATAGCGGAAAGGTTCCCACTGCTAGACAAAGACAAGATTCAGGCATTGCAAAACCAGCTGCAGGAAAATTACGACATCACAAAACAAAAACGTGAGCAGAAAAAGTTAGATGATGCAGCAAAGAAAGCAGCAGATGAGCTTGCTGAAAAGTACAAAAAGCTGGGTGATGCTATTAAAACAAACGTGACCGATGCGATTCTGGGGGCAATCGAAGGCACTAAGTCGCTTGGCGAAACAGCCTTAGGGATCGTTAAGCAGCTGGCCAGGCAGTTCCTGACTATGGGCATCAACCAAGGCTTTGGCGCACTGGGTCAAACTGGCGGGATTCTTGGCAAGCTGTTTGGAGGTGGCAAAGCCTCTGGAGGTACTGTTCAAGGCGGTCGCTCTTACATGGTTGGTGAGCGTGGTCCTGAGTTGTTCACGCCTGGCCGTACTGGCAGCATTGCCCCATCAGGCAGTTTTGGCGGAGCAAACGTGACTGTGAACGTGGATGCTTCTGGCTCTAACGTTGAAGGCAACGCTGATCAGGCTTCGCAGCTTGGCAAGGCTATTGGCATTGCTGTTCAGCAAGAGCTGATAAAACAAAAACGTCCTGGCGGTCTCCTCGCAAGCTGATGGCTACTTTCCCGTCGATTACGCCCAAACACAACAGCATTCAAAAAAGCAGCGCACCAAGCTTTCGCAGGGTGCAATTTTCTGACGGCTACGAAGCCCGACTGACTTTTGGCCTTAATCAAAACCCCAAGACCTACAACCTGACATTTGAGGTGTCAGAGGCCGACGCCGACACCATCGAAGCGTTTTTGGATGCTCGTGCAGATGACAACGCTCCGTTCGACTTCACGCCGCCAGGGGAGGCTTCAAGTTCGAAGTTTGTCTGTGAGACGTGGAGCAAGTCGATCCCTTACTTGAATCGCGCCACAATTCAGACAACGTTCCGCGAAGTCTTTGAACCGTAATGGCGACAGCAGTTTGGACCGCTAGCACCTCGTTTTCCGTTGGTGACGTTCGTCGTCCAACGGTTTCGTATGGAACTGGCTTGTGGTTTCGCTGCACGACTGCCGGAACGTCAGCCAGCTCAGAGCCAACGTGGCCGACTGATATAGCCAGCACGGTTACGGATGGAACGTGTGTTTGGACTGCGATCAGCAGTGTTTACGACGAGCTGCTGAAACTTGCACCTAGTGCGGTCATTGAGTTGTTTGAGCTGCGTTTAGACAGCAGCCTGCATGGCAGTGCAGACGTATATCGTTGGCACGCTGGAATGAGTCGAAACGATCGCAATCAAGACATCAATGTAGTTTTTGACGGCAACGAATATACGCGGCTGCCGGTTAAAGCAGAGGGCTTTGAATACACCAGCACCGGCACATTGCCGCGTCCAACACTAACGGTCAGCAACCTCGACAGCACCATGACTGTGCTGCTCGCGTTGGTCAACGCCACAACTGCCGGAAATGACCTTGGTGGAGCGGAGGTTCGACGCATCCGCACACTCAAGAAATACCTTGACGACATCAACTTCCGTTTCGAGAACGTTGCGATCACTCAAGCTGGAGACACGTTGACAACGCAGGATGGGGACAGTTTCAACGCTGAGACCCTAGGCAATCCAAGTGGAGTGCCTGATCCGAATGCTCAGTTCCCGCAAGAGCGTTGGTTTATCGACCGTAAAGCAAGCGAGTCACGCGACACGGTGACTTTCGAGCTGGCGAGCAAGTTTGACCTAGCCGGTCAAAAACTGCCCAAGCGTCAGGTCATCGCCAACGTTTGCCAGTGGATCTACAAATCGACGGAGTGTGGTTACAACCCATCTACCGGCCCAGGTAAAGACATCGATGGCGTCAACTTCAGGCGTTTTGACGTAAACAACGAGGGCGTGACAACCGATGCTGAGGACGTATGCGGCAAGCGTATTGCCAGTTGCAAGTGCCGTTTTGGTGATAATGCCGAGTTGCCATTTGGATCGTTCCCTGGAGCAGGTCTTACCAAGTGATGCGTCTATCGCCAGCCATGAAGGCTGAAATTCTTGAGCACGCTAAGGCAGAAGCACCCCGTGAATGCTGTGGTTTAGTTGCTGTGGTCAAAGGACGGCGGAAATACTTCCCGTGCCAGAACATCGCTGAGACACCTGACGAGCACTTTGTTCTTAGCGGTTGGAACGAAGTAGAGGACCAAGGCGAGGTGGTGGCGATTGTGCATAGCCATCCGATCACGAATCCTCAGCCGTCCACCGCTGACCGGGTGGCCTGTGAGAAATCAGAGCTGCCGTGGTTCATCGTCAACCCAAACACTGAGGCATGGGGCTACTGCGAGCCAGCAGGGTTTGAGCTGCCCTATGTGGGACGTGAGTTTGTCCACGGCGTTGTGGACTGCTACACCCTTGTTCGCGATTGGTACGCGAGGGAATACGGTATCGAGCTGCGTGATTATGACCGACGGGACCAGTGGTGGGACCACGGTCAGAACCTGTACCTGGACAACTTCAGCAAGGAAGGATTCCACAAAATCCCAATGCAAGAGGTGCAGCCGGGTGATTTGATACTTATGAACCTTGTTTCGCCTGTGCCAAACCATGCGGCGATCTATCTAGGCGATCAGCAGATTTTGCATCACGTTCAAGGCCGCTTGAGTTCTAGAGATTTGCTGGGTGGCTACTATCTGAAGTGTGCAGATCGGGCCATACGCCATGAAAACCGTTAAGGTCTACGGCGCTCTGCGTAAACGGCTAGGCCGATGCCGGTTTGAGTTTGATGTGACGACGCCAGCGCAAGCCATCAAGGCGTTGTGTGTCAACTTCCCAGGGCTAGAGAAGTGGTTAATTGATAGCGAGAGAGATGGTGTCGGCTATCGCGTAGCAGTTAGCAAAGAAAAGGCAACCGAGCAGGATGTCAGCCCTCTGCTGATGCCATTCAGCGATAAAGAGGTTTTCAGCATCACTCCTGTGGTGGCTGGTGCTGGGCGCGGTGCTGGTCAAATCCTTGCTGGGGTTGCATTGGTAGCGGTAGCAATCGCAGCTCCAGGTGCTGGCTTTGCCTTTTCGGCTGGCGGTTTTACGTCTACAGGAGCGGCAGCTACTCTTGTAGCTTCGCCAAGTTTTGCTTTGGCTAGTGGTCTCGCCGCCGCTGCTGGAAACATCGGCATTGGCTTGGTCCTGACAGGTATCGCGCAGGTGCTGTCCCCTCAGCCTGACACCGGCTTAGAGCGTGGTGTTGAAGCTGCCAAGCTGGAGTCTTTTGTGTTCAACAATGTGGTCAATACCGCCAAACAAGGCTTGCCTGTGCCGATAGCTTATGGACGGGTGTTCGTTGGTTCAGCGGTGCTGTCCAGCGGTCTCGATGTTGATCAAAAACGGGCATGACACAGACCAAGTACATCCAAGGGGCTGGCGGCGGTGGTAAGGGCGGCGGTGGAGCGCATACCCCTACAGAGTCAGACGACACTCTGCAATCGACGCAGTTTGCCAGCGTGCTGGATTTGGTCAGTGAGGGTGAGATTCAGGGCTTAGACGATGGCAACAAAAGCATCTTCTTAGACAACACGCCGATTCAAAACGCGGACGGGAGCAACAATTTCTCTGGCTTCACCGTTGTCACGCGCAATGGCACCCAAGCGCAAACACACATACCAGGCGATTTTGGCGCAACGCAGGTTGAAAGAGCGGTCAACATTGAGGTGACAAATAGCACGGCCGTCACTCGTAATGTTCTGGGCTCAAACGTTGATCGTCTTCGCGTAACTCTGACGATCCCTAGTCTGCAGAAGGTAGAAGATGACGGAGACATTGTTGGCCACACCGTATCAATAAAAATACAAATTCAATACGATGGTGGCGGTTTTAACGACGTTATTTCGGACACGATCAGCGGCAAAAGCAGCAACCGCTATCAGCGTGATTACATGATTACGCTAAGCAGCAGCACAAACGTTCAGGTCCGCATGGTGCGGGTAAGTGCTGACGAAACCAGCCAAAAGCGAGCAAGCACAACTATTTTCCAAAGTTTTACGGAGTTGATAGACGAAAAATTTAGCTATCCAAACTCAGCCCTGATGGCGTTGCGCTTTGACTCTCGTGAGTTTCAAGCAATCCCATCTCGTAAGTATTTGATTCGTGGCATCAAGGTCAAGATCCCGAGCAACGCGACCGTAGACACGACAACACATCTTGGCAGGATTACTTATTCAGGGGTTTGGGACGGCACTTTTCAGGCTGCAACGTGGACAAATGATCCGGCTTGGTGCCTCTACGATTTACTGATTTCAGACAGGTTTGGGGCGTCTGTGCCGGAATCTTCGCTGGATAAGTATGACTTTTTCTCCGTGAGCCAATACTGTAACCAGCTTGTGGATGATGGCAAAGGCGGTCAGGAGCCGCGCTTTAGCCTGAACATGTTGATTAACAGTCGCGCTGAGGTTTACAACGTCATTCAAGAAATGACAGCTATTTTTAGGGGCATTGCTTACTACGGCGCAGGTTCTTTAGTCCTAAACCAAGATAAACCAACTGATTCAAGCTATACACTTGGCCCATCGAATGTGATCGACGGTTTGTTTACATATACGGGAAGTTCCCAAAAGGCTCGCCACACTGTCGCGACCGTTGCTTATCAGAATTATGACACGCAAGGTGACACAGAGTTTGAGTACGTTGAAGACCA